CCAATCTCCCTTCGCCTGCGCTCCAGTAACTTGCGACCCCAGAGCTCAGGCCAAATAGACTCTATGGCCTCGGTGACGTCATAACGGGTAACAAAATATTCAGGGTTTCCCATAAGGTTATGAGAAAGGTCAGCCTTGTGCCAGAGGGTGCAAATGTAAACGACCCGAGCTTGAGGCGTCAGTAGCTGCGTCCAGTCGCTGAACCACGCCTCCTTTACCGACCGACGGAGAGCAGGGAACTGAAGTGCGTTGCGACGGTCACAGACATCATCGGCGATGAGGAGGTCACAGCGCCCACCCGTAGCGGTCGAGCCGATTCCAAGCGCCTCAATGGAAGCATCCCTGTGCCGAGCCGTTCTTTTGATGACGACCTTGTGCTTGGTCCAGTCACCGCGAGGGCCAGGTACAAGGTGAGGAAACACCTCATGCACCCTTGGATTATATTCGATGTGCTGGACGATCTCGAACAGCCGTTCCGTCGCCTTTGAATCAGCGGCGCAAACGATCTTGATGCGTAGGTTTGGATTATTTCCAAGCTCCCATAGGATCCGTCCAACGACCTGAGATGTCTTTCCATGGCTACGGGGAGCGATGATGAGATTGCGGTCGTGATCACTGATAGTTTTCTGCCAGATCTCATGGAACCATGTCTGCTTGAATGGAACTCCGTCGTCATCCTCGAAGCAATATTCAATGAACGCACTCGGGTCTTCCCTGCATTCAAGTATATTATATTTACGTTGAGCTTTCGCCCGGTCCCGCTCTACCTCCAGCTCCTCCTCTGTCAGTGGTTCTATCTCGGATTCGCCGAATAGCGTCAAGTGAGAGACAGGCGGGATATAGAGCGGGTGAACGGGTCCATAGGCTGTAGTGATCTTCGCGATCTCGTCAGCCAAGTCATTCACTTTTTGCATGTGTTCTTTTAAGGACATCTACCCTGCTCGCCTCGGCGATCCTTGCCTAATGGCCATTGCTACCTAGTTTGATTGGAGTAGTTGGTTCTTCATGTTCAGTGGGCAGTGGTTCAACAATGATCGACAGGCTTGCACGGACGATCTCCCGTGCCCTTGCTCGCCCAAAGCCAGCTTGCCGCACCTGCTTCACGCTTATCACCTGGGCCTCCTTGGTTACCATACCGGCGGTATGGCCATCGGCCAGTTGAACCAAGCCCCCGGTCGCCTCGCGTAGGCGGATAATGTCTCCAACCTTGGCTTCTTTCCAGCCGATCCTTTCCCAGCCCTCGCCCTTCACAAAACGTTCCATCACCCGGTCAGCCATGAGTAACCTCCTTTGGCAACATTTTCACAAGCCTTTGAATCTCCCAAATTCTCGTTGCAACCCGTGGTGGCCAATCACCTTTTGTTGCCACAAGTTCGGTCACTATAGTTTTGATATCTTCAACGATTGCGCTTGTGTCGTGAACATGTTCCTCCAGTGCATCCACCCGCTCGCTGTCCCTTATCAAGTCATGCAAGTATGCCCGTTCGGTTAATCCCGTGGCTTTGTTTGTTCTGGTTACGTGCGACTTGTTTGCATTCAGCTTCTCAGTCACGCTATGCCAGATACCCATGATGCCCTCCAGTTTCCTCAGTAGTTTTTCTTATCGCCATCCGATCCAGTATCAGAAAAGCTCACACCAGCCAGGACACCAGCCAAGCGGTCCGGACGGATGCCCTTCTTCAGGTACAAGCTCAGCTCCTCTTTGCTCGCCGATTCCAAGGGATCCGCCATTACAGCATGCTCCATCCTTGAATCGCTTCCGCCGAAGAAGAAGCTTTCAGCCCTTCCCAACTTGTCGATCGCTTCAATGACGTCCTTTATGGTTTTCTCGTCAACAATGACTTTCGTCCGCTTTACCTCAGAGACTGACCCATCCGCAGCCTTGACTTTTTCACTGTAGACAACAGTTCGCCCAAAGGAGACAGCTTGGCTCAGCTCAGGCAAAGCAGCGCTCACCTCAGCCTTCACCTTGAGCAACATCGTGAGGGTTTCTTTGTTGGCGGTAGCAAGATCCCGGTCCTGTTTGGCCTGGGACTTCTTTTGCGCCTTCAGGTGTCGGTCCTTGATCGGTGGCATGCCCTTGTCAGGGTAGCCGACCTCGACATACTTCTTAGCCGTAGCGAAGTTAACTTTGCAAGCCGTCGCGACACCGTTGATCGATGGAGTCTTGAAGTACGCCCTGGCCATTTCGTTGTACTTCTCAATACTTATCATCTGCCCGAGCTTGTTACCGTCCACCCTACCCTTGCTCCCGGTGCCTTTGGGAACAGGGTTGCGCGTTTCGCCTTTTTCGGGCGTCTTCTTAGGGCGAGTCTGTGTTCTGGTGGGTCCAGCCTTTGGAGCTCCCCGCTTCTTTGGCGTCGTCTTAGGCTTCGGGGTTTTCCGCTTCTTTGTTTCTTCGGCCATGATGTCCCTCTTGCTACTTATCTTCTACCACCTTCGGGCGTACTGATTAGTCCAGATTGCATAGAACATGGTAACACAGAGAATCGCTTCTGTCGTTGTCCACAAACCAAGCGATTCTCCTACGGCAGCGCCGAGCATGTACCCGGTTCCCTTTGCGCACGTCCATAGGACCGTTTTGTCGCTCTCTCTCATATGGTCCTCACTGTGTACGTGTGTGGGCGTTTGGGAATCTTCCAACCATGGGCATCGTCTCAATGCGAACGGTTTGACAAGGCAGAGTCTGGATATTGCGCTCGCAGTGGTAACACCGAAGAAGCAACTTTGCCTCCGCTGGCTCCTTGGCGTTTTCATCGAGCACGGTCGGAGCCTGCTCCCCGGCGAAGGAATAGAAGTAAACGCTTCCGCAGCCCTGGCAGACGGCGATAGACTCCTTGTCTTCATCCGGGCGAAAGAAGACCCGCTTCAAAGTGTGACTGATGGTGCCGCGAGCCATGGCTTACGTCCTTCCTGTTGGTCTTGGAAAAGGAAACTTCTCTGCCCAGTGGGTTACGGCAAATTCTGAATACTTGACGAAGGTTTCCTCGACGGAGTCCTCTTCATCTGGGCCGACCGCCACCACGACGTTGGGCAAGCCCTTGAAAAGCTTGTAGGCATGGAGATCCCGGTCAAACCTGCTACGTGAAGGGATCACAATCGCCTTGTCGGGAATCGAGGTTACTATCTGAGGCCTTCCCATGCTACATCCTTTCCTTGTCCACGCGATAAACAACATCGCCCTTGTCATCCACCCTGACAGCTTTGAGTGCTCCCTCGAAATACTGGTACGGGGAATGAGCCGACTTTGGATCGTTCCAGGCGTTTCGAACGTAGTCATATATCGTCATGGTATGTCTCGCAGACTTACGCTCACTGCTACCCGTATTGAATCCCGTTGCGAGCCGCCACAAGAACTTTTTCATCCAGGCAGCATCAGCACTGATGTCAGACCAAGCGACCTCACCATTCTCCCGCTTCATGGCGATGACAAGGGCGTTCGTAAACTGGCCACGATTCCAATTCCATTCATCGGTGAGCCCGCAGCAGGACCCATGGGCACATTGCTCTTTGAAATGAGCATCGGAAACATAAAATCGCAACCCCAACTCTCCACAGAGGTCACGCATTTTATATATATAGTCACGTTTGATATTACGGTTCAAGCGCAAGTACCCTTGCCCTGACGAATACCTCCGATACCTGGAAAGGAGATCGTACCCGATGATTTTGCTTATCTCCTTGTACCGCTTTAACAGCGCCTCACTCGCCCGTCCCTCTACACAGAAGAATTCCGTTGAAACCGCTCCCGCTCCCGCATCAGCAGCTGCCCTGATCAAGTCAAGGTACTTGGGATCACTCATCCCAATAACAAACGGCCTGAGGCGAAGTGTAGGAGGAGAGCCACCCATCTTGGCTACGCGCTCCATGGCTTTCAACCGCGCATAGGTAGAGGGCACACCTCGCTCCATATCCCGGACCTGCTTTGGATCCATTCCGATAATGGAAAACTTGATGTTCCACTTTTTATTGTCACGAAGCAGCTCCATGTATCGCTCGTCCTGAGTCCACCACGTAGACTTTGTGGAAAAGCACAATGGATAGTCGATCTCCCGAAAGAACCGCATCAGGGTAAGGGTGACGCCGAACGCCTTTTCATAGCTATCAAACTGATCCGAAAGCCCTCCCCATTGCATAGTTTTCCGGTCCTTGATGTAATCAGCGAACTGGCCACCATGCTTATCGGGATCAGAAAACATTCGGATAATTTTATCCACATTTACCGACCGGACCTTCCGCGCGAGATAGTTATTCTTGGAACCCCCAATGGAACGCTGGAAAAAAGAAAAACAATATAAACAATTGTAGGAACAAACTGAATAAGAGTCAAACGTCATCGGCATGGAGCAATCAAGTATCTCCTGACTCCATCGTGGTGAGTCATAATACCTGTCCGGAGCGAGGGTGGCCCCGTCCTTGGCGGTAGCGCCAAAGCGGGCTTTGAATTCCTTGGAAGCATACTTGTCGGTCAACCGAGGCTTAGCCTTACGAAGAGCGGCAAGATGCTTTTTCACTTGCCTCTTGGGCGCCTGCTTCTTCACTCGCCTGCGCCTTCATCCTCGCTTTCGTTTCCGAATTTGTTCACGATCCAATCAGTAAACAAATCACTCGAAACACGCCGAAGGTTACGCTCCTTCCCATCTACCACGCCGAGCAGGTCCAAGAACTCGTCCCTCTTCTCGTTGTCCTCGAAATTGATAACGATGACCGGCCTGTTCCCCGCCTGCTGTCCGCCCAGGGTTACCTTGCCTAACGCTGTTGGCAATCCGGCGTCGGGCCAGACGGCAAGCCCTTCGCGGATAGAGCCGGAAAGCTTAGCAAGGCTAGCAAGGGCGTCCGATCCTTCTTCAGCGCCTTGCTCAAGTTCGCTGAGCAGGCTTTCCAGTTTTCCCTCGTCGATTTCAGCCAGTGCCCCAATTGCATCATGGGTGGCCAGAATGCCTCTTGCTTCCGCTTCGCTCACGTCCACGATGAGCACGGGCACCATGTAATCAGGGTCCAGCTCTTCTTGTCTCAGGTGGCCGTCGATTAGTACCAATTCAGGCTTGTAATTCTTCGGTTTCCGTCCCTTGCCTGCGTACGGTCTTTCGAAGGCTATCATAGCCCCAGCCACGCCGAAGGAATCAAGCGCTTCCCGCATGGCAGTCCGTTGTCCCTCTGGGTGGACCCGCCAGTTATCCTCATTCGCTATAAGGTCACCAGCGCGAACGCTCCTCAATTCTTTCACTCGATTTTTGGGTTTCTTAAGGCTCATGGGCTCTCTCCTCCGCTGTCTGTCTGGTTTCTTCAAAACGCCCGTTTTGCACAAAGCATCGCAAAAGCGTCGTAACAGTGCAGCAAAGGGTAACAGGAATAAGTACACCAAGCAAGAGGTTTTAAAGCAAAAAAAAACCCCCCCAAAGCTGCTACCAGGACAGCTTTGGGGGGAAATGAAACTGGAACGGAACGGTTTGGGTTATCCTCACCTTCCTTTCACTTTTACAATAATCAAAAAAACAAATCGAGAACCGAAGGCTTAGCCTACCACGAAACCTCTTTACAGCCTCTTGTTTGCTTCCGCTGTCATCGCATCAACAGCCTGGACAATCTGGTGAATACCGAAATCAGTTGAGATGCCTCCTCGGTTTTCTCGGACCATTCCACAATACCAAAGGGCCATCAGCGCCCGATAGTCCTGGTCGGCACTCCTGTAGTTCATCAGAAACTCAGGTGAAAACTCGGTTTTTTCTATATTCACCATTTCCACTGAAACAGGCGTTCCGTCTCCACAGATGGACGTTCCTTCACCGGTGGCAAAGGTACACATTTCCAGGGCCAGCCGGATTGACCCATACTCCGAGGACGTAACCTTAAACGTCCTTCCACTTTCCGACACCTGTTCTCCTTGCGCCAGCAAAACGCCTTCCACATCAGCCGGTTCATAGGTGTCAGGCTTGACGAACTTTCCTGCTTTGTTGTATTCGCCGCCTCCCTTTGTCATGTTTGATCGGTGGACCTCAGCAAGGACGGGAACGATATCGATTCCGCACCGGAAGGTAAGCTGGGTAGCAACCACGATCAAGTCAGCAACCCCGTCCGCTATTTCCGTGAGATTACCAGAGGCGACCGCCCTTGTGATTTCCGCCGCCTCCTCGTGTATCAAGGCCAAGCACTCGACCATTTCCTGAAACGTAGGAAGCAAGGGCGCATCCGGAGCCACCTGTCCCATCACGTCTGTCCGGAATTTGTCGATCGCCCGAAGGTCAAAAACGTCCCTGATGTCAAAACCCTGTCCTTCTTTACCGTGTTGCACGAATCGCCTCCCTTTCAAGAATATCGAAATTTTCCACTGCTCCGCACCGTTCCCTTGTGTGATTTTGCCTCATGAAAAATCGGGACATATTCAACCGTAACATCAAACGGTTTCAGGCACTCCTCGTTCTTGCAGGTCCACTCCCCGTCTTCTACGGGATCGCCATCAGCCCAGACGTGGTCATGATGACACCACGGACAAGTAATAACCTCAGGCATTTCTACCCACCCTTTCTGTTTAATGTTTAGATTTTTCTATTCCCATGATCTCACCATAGGCTGCTTTGTATCCGCGTGAAAAGGCGTCGTGAAAAGAGACAACCTTCAAGTGGTCGTCGTCGGTTCCGTCAGTTTCCATTTCAAACGCCCAGCTTTCCCCGGCAACGACAATCGCACTCATTACTATTGTCGCATTGTCCGTGTTTGAAACCGCGTTCACCATGGCCTGCTCAAGGTGTACGAAATACTGTCTCCCATCCTCTGGTGTCATGAAGTGAAAATGGCTATCCTCCAATGTTTCCTGATTGAGCATCCTATGTATGGTCGAAGGATCGCGGTCGGTAGCAAGCCAAGCGTCGGCCATGCCTGAAATGGCTTCCGCTTCACCCGCCATCGCAATACCGTGAAGCTCCTCTATCTCCCTCTCTGTCCAGGATCTCAGCTCGTCATAGGAAGCCTGGAGCCGTTCCTTTTTAGCTGTTACCTCAGAAAGGGTCGCGCATAGCATCTCTATCAAACCGAACGGGTCAATCGTCCCCGCCTGCGAATGCTTGAACGCAAGCCCTCGGGCTAGGACTTCCGTAACTGTCAGTTCTTCACTTGCCGTTGCCTGGGTATTTCTTTTCATTTCACCTATCCTTGGTTAGCCTTTTCCCACTCCCACCACGCAAGCCTAAACGACGACCGCATGGAGGGAGCAACATCATTTAGAATCAAAAGGAATTCAAGCCCTTCCCAGTTTGTCGCCGATCCAAGGGTTATATCATTCTTATATTCCCTTGCTGCCTCACCGGTTCGGTCATCCCGCTCTGTCTGGGCAAGAATCCATTCTCCAAACTTTTTCATTCTCTTTTCTCCCAGAAATGATGACTGGTAACCTGGCAAGGCATTAATCCGTGAGCGACATGAAACAGCATCAACACAAAACACCTCCTTGCTACATTCAAATTTGCAAGGAGGTGGTCTTTATAGCTCATGGCACCGCTCCTGCTCGCTAAAAGGTGTCAGTCCCTACATCGTTGAAGATAACAGGCACTCTCTCTCGCAGAGCCAGTAGCAAGGGAATCATGATTTCCCGCATTTGAGGATGAGCCGCCTTTGACGTGCGGAGCTTAAGAATATGCATCCACTCCCTGAAGTTTGCGGTTATAACCGCTTCCGTCTTTGTGGAAAGCGGAAGAACCGACCGCGCCTGCTGAGGCGACCATTCTTGGGCAAGAAGATTAGTATAATCCGCTTCGGCCCTGTTCATGGCGTTAAACCATATCCAGTCTGGATTTCCTGGAGTTACATCAATCTCAATTCCTTCCCCGTCTACGCCTATTCTCACAGGCCAATGCTCACCGCAGCCTTGATAGCCGCCTTCCTTATATTCACCAGGGACGAAGCCACACCAGAACGGAATCACGAACCGACATCCTTTTTCGCCATAGTTGCAGTACCGGGTTGACTCCTGGCTCATAGCAAGGAGCCTGTGACGACCCGCCTCGTTAAGGATGCCTCTGTCATGGACAATGCGGACCGTCACCATGGAATGCTCGATGACAGAATGATGTCCTGTTCTCATGATCCTTTTGTAAACCCATTCTTCCGTTACCTGATCATGTAGCTCCTGGCAGTATTCGGTTTCGGGAATACCAGATGCTTTCATGAGTTTGCCGTAAGCCTTTCCATGCGCTTCGTCGCTCAGGTAGCAGGTTCTCCCCGCTGCTTCGATGATCTTAAGCGCCTTGGGGTCCACGTATTCGATGACAGCCGATGGCTTGACAAGAATCATTCAGTGTCTCCCTTTTCGAGTCTGACAGATTTAATAGCTGCTATAAACTGTTCCGGCCGTAGCAAGCCCTCCTTGCCTACAGAAACGAATACTTGCTCCGGGCTTATCTTGCCTTCGTAGAACTCCATCTTTCCCGGAACTTGGTACAGATAATGGATAACGGTTGAATCGCCGATACCCTTTCCATCAGTCCAGGACCGGATAACGTGCCCGACGACTCTCCCGTCGTGATCCCTCACCTCCGCGTCAAACACGTAAGCCGGATCCTCGTGAAGCCTTACCCACTCCGGATCATGCAGGTAAAGATAACTCTTCGAAATGTTGAAAAACCGAATACCTGCCATCCAGAGGTTAGTAGCGTTATTATTCATCACCATAAATACATGGGGTTTGTTTTCTTTCAGGTTCGCAACGACGGCTTCGCCAAAAGAATCACCACAGGCAAAAACGTCGCCAAGCACTTCTACCGCCTCAGCCTCGGTACACTCGATCGCGTACACCAGGATTTCCATATTCCATCCCTCCTTTCGTCAGCTTTTGAGATTCCCGAACGTTCCCGTTATGCTAATGCAATAGTACGTTCCTCTAGCCGCAGCTATTTTACATTCTGCGTGAATTATACCTGCTACCACCTCGTCTGTCGGTTCAAGCCCACAATCCTCCATGTCTCCAGCGATCTCCCTCCAGCGCTCAACCCTTGCCTTTACAGGGTATTGCTTGTACAAGGCTATCGCTTTGCCTTCATACGACATGTCTGGATCGTCTGGCCCAAACGGGAAATACACTTTTCGGGAATTGGCGATAACACGCCTCACTACCCGAGGTATCTGCTGGCCACTGACCACAAGGGTAGTTCCCAGGTTGGTCAACAGCGTAACCCCGAGCCTTGCCGCATTTTCAGAGTCTTGGTTGTAGGTCATTTCTTTATATTCAACAGGAGCAACCCTTAGCCTTATGACCATCGTAGCTCCTGGGCCAAAGCTAGACAGACAGCTCTTTACCTCCAGTACCAAGGCATATCTAAACGACGGGTATCCCATTCCGTTGACGCAATAAATGATCACGTCTCCAGGCTTGATCTCATTCCCCGCCCTGTCGTAAGGTTTTTCATTCTGGCTCATCCGCTGTCCTCCTCGTGTAAGGGAAACAAGGCTCCTCCAGAAACTTCCTCTGAGGTATGCGCCTCCAGGAAAACCTCGCCCAATCACCTCCGCTCCTTCGTGCAATACCCTTTCCGGTATCGCTCCATATCCGTTCAATTTCCAAAGCGGAATACATTCTAACTTCGCATGTTTCCATCATTCTGGAGACAAGGAATCTGGGCTCTACGGTAGTCGCCTTAAGCTTGTGCATGACAACCACGTAGTATCCGCCATCCCGTGTAAGGACCTCGTGCTGATCCGTTCGAAACATCAGTCCGCGCCCAAATAACTGCATGGACTTTACCTCAACAAGCGCTCCATTTGAATAGAACCCGTCAGGCTTGTATCCGTTGATAATGTAGCTTCCGACATTTCGAGTAAACCCTACGACGGTTTGGCTAGCAACAATCTCTCCAGCAGCCCCAAACAGGTTTGCCGTCCATCCTTTCGGGACTTCCTTTGGGATAACTCGCCCTGAAAGAACATCGTCGATACTAAACGGGTTTACCCTGTGATGGTTGGCCCTGTTACAGAGCGCCATTTTGCTTCCTGCTGGCTGGTACTCCAGCCTTGCCGAAAAGGCTTTCCGGCTGGAAGGCTATCTTGGACATCTCGGTGCCAACCTGCTTCGCGACAAGTGGGACATCTTTCCCATCAATCCCTCTCTCGGAAAGCAACCAAACCAGTTCGTCACCCTGGATAGCTTTCGCAGCTACATCGTGTATGAGCTTTAACGCTTCCGCTCTCATGACTTTGCTTTTCACCTTTTCATCTCCTTTGATTTGCAGAACATGTTACCATAGTTATTTCAGAATTCTCTTTTCAAACGAGCACGCCTTCAAGCCCTTCGCTTACCAAGGCATTTACCGCCGCATCATCAAACCGCCATTTTACCACGTGAGTCCTGGCGATCGGTTGCCCTCGCATGTTGGTTCCGCAAGGGATAGTTCTCCAGGTGTCTTTGCTAGGATTGTAAACAGCAGGTACAAGGTCTTTCCTTTTCCCTTCGTACTTTTTAGGAACCGTTCGCAAAACCAGAAGCGGTCTTGTAAAACCACACGACCCGGCTGGAACAGACAGGGCAGAGGGTTTCTTGTCCCGTACCAGATTCCACTTGAACTGATCAACGCTGGCGCCGTACCATCCCACCCATTCGATCTCATGAACCCTGACGATAGGATCCGCCCGGGGATGGACCCTGTTGATCAGGCCAAAGGTTTTGACGAAGCCAGAAGCGCTTCCCCCGATGCATTCAAGTTCAGCACTTTCCGCGCTGATGGCCTTGAGCCGTTCATAGTAAAAGCCCTTGAAACAGATTCTGCCAATTGAAGGGCGCAACCGTCCGTCCTTAACAGTTTCAAGCCGGTCCCTCGTATACCTTCGGGTTCCCTTGTCTATGTCGCCATAGATTCCCTCGACAGAATAAAGACCGCGCATCTCGCCCTCAAGCCACGCAAGGAACTTCAGGTCGTTTGTGATGACAGACCCGACGCCACCCGTGGTTCCTATCGTCATCAGTGGTGTCTTGTCATCCATTCCGGAATCTGAACGTTCGTTAATTGCAGCCGTAGTTCCGCCCCAATCCCCCCGCATGAAATAGTCCCTCATCACCCGCTCAGGTTTTTGCTCAAAACGGATGTCGGCGTATTCGTTGTAAATGATAAACGGAGAGCTGATAGACAGAGACTCACCCCGAGCGCGTTTTCGATCCTTGGACGTCGCCTCGCTCGGCATCCGCCTTGTCTCCTTCTTCCTCCCTTCCATCAAAGCTTTTGCGGTATGTTGAAAAATCACGACTCATCCTCTCTTTCTGTTATCCCGTTCGATTTTTAAGCGTTCGCACTTTTTTCAAAGCAACCCCGTAAACGACTCAGAAAAGCTTTAACTGCACAGGATTACCACTCACCAGCAAAAGCTCTGAATCGCCCGGTGAGCGCGAGCCCCGGCCCTGGCCATCGGCAGGCTGTCCGCGCTCCACCCTGGAAAACAGCTCGCCAATATCGCTGCCCCCAAGAAGCACATCTTGTATATGACCCATACGTTCCTCCTGTTCAGTCTCCTTCATTCCATCGCCACTGCCCTCGCCCTGTCTTTCCGCGAAATGAATGCTTATCAGGGAACAGCACATCGGAAAACTGGCCAAGCCCAGCACAATCCTCTACGTCAGGAACCGTGTCGTAATCAACGTGGCATCCTGTCTCATCCCAGGTTTCCATAAGGCCAGGGTAGAGCGCCCTCATACGACTTTTTCTCTCCCTGCCCATTTTTGTCTTAGGTTCCATTGTTCGGTGTCTCCTCAAGAAAACCGCTACTGTCAAAGCGGAGGCTCGCCGGAACCGGTTTCTTACGAAGCCTGTACAAAAGCAAAACCCACAACTCCTCAGTCATTTCAAAAGCCGGGAAGGTTGTTCCCCCCATGAAATCTTTTGCGATCACGTTCAGCGGACAAACGACCCAAACAGGATCCGCCCTGTGATATCGGACAGCGAATAGTGGGATTTTCGAAGCATTAGCAAGGGAAATCATTGCACGGACCGAAGGATGCTTCTTGCTCTGAGGCTTCCCACCTTTATATTTATATTCCACAAGGGCAATGGGGATGCCTTGATTGTATTCAATCATTAGAAAATCAACATCAACAGCGGGTGCATCCCATCCCCACATTCGATGCCGATCACTCAGCCAGCTATCGCGCCAACCAAGTCCCTCGGCCTTAACCTTGTCAACATCGTCGATATGTCCCACCATCAGCCTACCTTTTTCTTTCCAAGTCCCAGTTGGGCTACCGCCATTTTCAGTCCCATCATGTGAAGCCAGAGCCGGGTCTCGGACAAGGCTACCCTTCGCCAGGAGACCCTTGATCCTTGTCCAGGGTTTCATCTACCATTGCGGAGTAGTACTCCTGCGCCGTATCGGCGATGGCCATCAGTAACGACGCACAAGCAGCGAACCGGAAAATAGGTGTAAGAAACTCCTGTTCGATTTTTGCAATGGCAAACTCCGCCCGGTCTTCTCCTGCCTCTACAGCATCCGGACACTTTTCATGATTAGCCTTCAACCACTCGACGCACCGATGAGACAGGTCCTGGACAAGCGCTCCCTTCATCTGGAATTCCATGACCCCAACAGCGGAGGCCAATAGCTCATTCGCAGCGGAAACCTTCTCCATGAAATCCAATCCAAGAAGCTCCATGGCAACATGCGAATTCTTGCCGGTGATGTTGATAATGGAAAGGCGGGACTCTTCACGGTCCGAAGCGATGGATGTCGAAGCCTTTATATTCGTCTGTACCAACCTAGCTTCAGCACTCCTTTGAAAAGCCTGTTTTGCCGACTCGACGTTTTCATTGTCAACATCCGAAAACTCATCCCCGCGTTTACAAGACACCGAAGCGATCCTGTTCTTGGCGTAACGCTCTTCGCCCTCCCCGTAGACACAAAGCGCACGCATGATAACCTTTGCCTCATCGGCATCCAGCGCAACGAAAATCGTTTTCTTTCCGCTGGGGTCATTCGCCGTTTCGGTTTCACTTGGTTTATCAGTCATTGCCATCGTCTCCTTCCACGTCAACCATCGCCTCCTTCAAAAGCCGGTCGCCCTCAACGGCAAGGAATAGCGCTTTTGCAATAAATAAATGAGCATCGTCCTTTTCCTTCTTCGAAATATCGACCTTCAAGCCTCCTTTTTCATTCTTGCAAGCGGAATACATCTGAGCCATCAGGCGATACACACCATCTGCTACACAAGCCCTGATGGCATCATCTTCGGAAACCATTGTTCCGATCTTGACACCATCCTTGAAAATAAAATACCGTTCGTTTCCAGGGTCGGCGAGGCGATTTTTCCCGTACGTCACATGGGTAAACACTTCAGTCTTATTCTTGGCATCTCCCACAGTATTCGCTCCTTTCGATATTATGTTCTTGAGCGCAAGCCCTCGGGGAACGCTTTTCTGTCCTGCATCACACCAGCGTTTTCCTTGAACAGAACAGGGAACCCGAGCCTGTCCGCGCTTTCGACAACTCGCATAATCATATTATACGCCCTGCCATGCACGTTGAAGGATCGCACAAGGTTGTACTTCTCAGAAGTTTGCCCGGTCATCCCGCCAACCACGAGCCAGAATTGCTTTCCCGTTCCTTTCGCAACCGTCATGACTTCTATAATTCCATCCGCAACCTTCGCGCTTCCGCCCATCACAGGCTCAAGAGACACGAACAGCTTTTCACAACAGGAAGGGAGCGTCGCTAAGCCAACAAGCCTATCCTGCTCAAGTGCTTCCTTTTCAGGGTCGTAACTATCCGAGGTAACGCTTACGCCGACCCATGCCCCAGCGCTACCTAACAAACCAGCTCCAGTCCTGGCAGTGGTGTCGATCCTAAGTCTCGCCTTCGTGAGAACGACATAGTCATGATGGTTTGCATCCCTAATTATCGCGGAAACGGCTGAGGGAACATCACCAGGATTCATCACCTCGCCGGTTTTGTAATTCGTCCATATCCAGCTTCCGAGTAGGTCACCCATCGAGCCAATGAAAACAATTCCGGGTATCTTGGTTTTCCTTGGCTCCTTGCAGCGGTCCGGATGGAAGTACGGGCTAAAACCCGTAACTTTATAACGAGTGTTCGCCTTGGACAAGCGGTCCTCTATAAGGTTCTGGGCATAGCAAAACGGGCATCCGTGGTTGCAGCCGGTTATAATGCTCCACGAATAATCAGCCCAATCGATAGCGGTCTTATTCATCTCCGTCACCCCACCACGTTCCATTCGCCGTGTCCATTTCGCCAAACGTACAAGGACCGCACATCCCCGTAACACGGTGAACAGGTGTCGCGCAGCAAACCGTACAATGCCTTGAATGGTCAGGTGTGTTGCACTTGTTACACAAAAAGGAAACCGGGTCAAACTCGTCCACTTCCTGAAGGATAGATCGGCGCTCAGCCCGAGGCATCTGAAATTTCTCCCTGCAATTGCCACACCTGACTTCCACAAGTTCGTCATCAGATCCCATCGCGCCCTTCCTTTCGGGTTTCTTGTCCATGTTGAAACCGAACCCGAGGTCCTTGCCTTCCGGAAATACCCATAGCCACCGAATATTCGCCTCATCAACCAGTAACGCCTCCGGAGGGTAGAACTCAATTGCAAGCCTGAATGTTCCAAAGAGAGCATTCTTTATTTTCTGCAAAGCCGACCAATCCCTCACCGCCCGCTCATCGTTTCTTCGAACAGCAACACTCTCGATCTTACATTCTTTTCCATTGCTGTCCATGTATGAAGATCCGCCATAAACCTGAACGGTATATGTGGCATTCGCATACATAGAAACAAGTCCATCAGGAGCACTGGCAGAGCGCTTGGCCCGCTCGGTAACATCCTTCCATCCCGTGACATTTCCGGAATTGTTAGGATCAGCTTGTATCCGCCTAAGGGTCTTTTTTCGAATACGCTTTTTAGCCCTTCGTTGTTGTCTCGTGTCCAGTGGTCTCTTGTCCAAGGTCGCCTCCTTCATTTTTGATATTCCCCATCTTCGCCAGGATTGAGCCAAGCTCCGACAAGGGAGAATCCGTAGACCCGCCTTCCATCGTCTCATAAGCGAACATCACCGCAAGATCCGCCCTTTTGTCAGCGAGATAATCTGCGATGGAAACTGAGTCGATAACAGCGGTAAGCTTCAGCCCTATGACGGCGCCATGGATCGCCCGGATCTTCCTTCGGGCAACACTATCGGTGAGCAGGTTCAACAAGCTCACTCCCTCGATCACGGTTCCAGGATTCAGCAAAACCTCCTTGGCTTCCTCAGCCGCGATGGCCACCTGGATGCGGCGAATATTCAACTTCTCGTCTTCGCCTGTAAGCCCGATTGCAGGAAGAACCGAAAGGGCAAACCATGGCTCCCGCCCTCCTGGAGGTGAAGCGGAAGAATCCTCCTCAACAGATGGAACCATATCGATCGGAACAGCGTCTGCAAACGCCTTCTCCAAACCGATTGCGTCCTTATGTTCATGACTGTCCTCATAGGCTATCCCGCCTGCTACAGCCTCCTCCTGTGCCGCCTTGGCGATGGCTACTTTCATTCGGAAGTACTGTTCTTCCGGCAACGGAACCATGTACACTATTTTCTTCTTGTCCGGCATGATTGCTCCATTTGATTATTAGTTATCTTCTACAATTCGAATGTACCTTAGAAGGTGGTCTTGGATTGCTCCCTCGCATTTCAGTTGCACCACTTGACCCGCATCCCAGATACTCATTTCCTCACTACTGGAAGGATTAACGTTTATGTCGATAAGAACGTCTGCCCTGTCTGCTAATCCATGCCTCATACGATGATGCCTTACACAAAGAGGAACGGCCTCATAGTCAGTGGAGTTCGATCCGCCCATGCCCTTCGGCGGTTCATGATGAGCCACAACCGGATATATGGCTTCGCAGACAACGCACGTCTGTTTTCTAATCCACTTCAGATACCATGGAGCTTTGCTCCTCCCAGGTGATTTGCTTGGATATATCTCCACTGGCTCCGGTCTAGAAACGCCCGTTTTCGGACGCTGTTTTATTGGGGTTTTCAATGGCAATTCTGATCTCCTTTCGATAGTTCTAATATTCCGCTAGCTTGCCATCCTTCGAAAACAGGATAGGCTCCTTTGGGGAAGCCTCTGGTAAATTCCAAGGGCCATATGATCCTTGATCAAGAGCTGTCCAAACCGCGTTTTCGATGGAATATTCAAACGATTGCATCCTGTCTATGTGCCCGAGGGAGTAGTAGCAGCACGCAGGAAGAACAAGCCCTTTTCCTTTTCTCGCCTCGCAGTCAAGGACCATCCTTTCGGGTTGCCCATCCCAGAAAGAAACCCACTCAACCCAGGCATGGGCATGCTTTGCATAGGGTTTACACGTAAGTTTGGGAAAGCCATGGACAAGGCGCAATGACAACACTTCGTCTCCCTTGTCCAGGCTAAGGCTGGATAACAAGCTAAAGGCAAACCTGTCCAACGAATACTTCACAAGGTTGCCAATTCCCATCAGGTCCACACATCGCGAGACATGTTCGACTTGCTGATGTCTTGACAAGTAACAAAGGGCCAAGAAGGATTTCTCATAACACCTTCCGCCTGTCACCAAAGCAGCCACGGGCCTACTCCTCGACGCCGAAGTCGGAAGCCTCAAGCGGTTCTATCGAGCCGCCTTCGCCCAAGGCGTTATATGCCTCGATGATCTCATTTTGCTTGGCCAGGATAATATCCAGCACAGCCCCGAGCTTTGAGTACTCAAGAACCTTCACCCCGGACTCCGCCCAGGCTGTCCCGGTTTCCTTCGGTCCCTGGCTTGTGTGTACTATTGACCCAGGCGTTCCCAATCCCTGCTGAATATAATCTCCAGCGGTATTAGCACCAGCTTGGACCAAGGACATGAGGACTTCCGCCATCTCAAGAGTAGGCATGGTAAACCTTTCTATTCACTGTTTTGAATTCATATATGCTTCTTCTTCAGGAGTGATTCTCCACCCATTCCGAAGTCGAACAGGTCTTTCCATTGTCTATATCAACACCACCGCGCCGAGCCTCAGCCTCAGCATGACACTCGCGCAACGTCTTTTTCATCCGCTCATCTTCTTTCCAATCAGTCACCGCCTCCTCCTTTGCTTCTTCACCCTGTCCGCAAGATTCTCAGACCGTAACCGCTCCAGCCTTAGCCTTTTCTTAAGCGCTTTCACTTTTGCTTTTTCTGGCGACATGCCTCTTTTCACGAGCACTTCGATTTCCTTTTTGTCAATCTTCTCAGGCTCCACGACAAACCGCTTATAAAGCTTATTCAACCAGTTGAATTGAGCCACAGAAAGCGAAAATGCAGAACTGGCCATGATCTTCTTTGACATTTCTACCACGAAGTCATGAGCCTGCTCGCTCCAGGCCATTATGTCCCGCATACAAGATTCGCTCTTGCCGAGTTTGGTTAACATGAAAATCGAATTATTCCGCCTCATGCCGCCTTCAATCTTAGCCTTAGATTGATTAAAGCTTGGCACCTTATTCTCCTTCCTCCGTGCTCACAACAGAGAAACGGCTGTCACGAACGAACCCAGGCCACAACGTATAGCCTGGATCGATCTTGTTTTGCTGGACCATGTAGTGACCAACCACGCCCGGAAACTGCATAAGCGAAGGGTGGTAGCAGCCAGCCACGCCGACCTTGTCATTATAACGACTCGGCATGGCAACATCCGACCCTGGAAACCCGGGAAGGTTTTTAGGAATGTTAACCGCGTCACAGATACTTGAAACAAGCTCCAAGACAGCCATTTTCTGAGCTTCCGTAAAGTCCCGGTACGTATGCGGTCTGCCTCCGTTGGGCCTGCTTGACGTGACATGGCGACGCCCTGGGCCTTCCTCACCCGTATGGAGGTGATAAGGATTGTTAATTTCAATCCCAATTTTACCAGCGTTTCCACTGGCGACATGTTTGCCATCAAGCCCCATGTCCAGGTGCTGCGAGACTATTCCGTACTTGTCTAACGTGAAATGAACCGAAAGTCCGCGCTGGGCAAGGACCTGGAAGCATTGGGCTGACGACGAGCAGACGTCCCAATGGAGGACAACCTGTCGGACTATACTGGAGTCATGGGTCATTCGCATTCTGTAAGCATTTGAATTAAGGCCAAAGTCCTTCGCGGTCCCACACCTTGCCAAAGGAAGGACATGTTGAACGATGGACAAGCCCTTGGCCGATGGCGTTATTCGCTGGCCTCTATACGCCAGCACGTTTCCTTTGTGTACCACATCCACCGAATAGGTCTGCAAAGCCTTTTGAACAGTTTCAGCGCCAACGACGCCATCCGGCAAAAGCCCCATTTCTCGCTGGAAAGCCATCACGACCAAAGGAAACGATTCTACGAATGGTCCAGGAAGAGGATGCCTTATCCTCATAACCTCAAGCGCTTCATCCCATCTTGGAATCGTTCTTGAGAAGTGATAGTTCAAGCGAAGGGCTTTCTCCACTTCCTTCCAGTACGCTTTCGATCCCTCTCTGGCTTTAATCATTCCAAGACTCCTTTATTCTGAGCTTCTGTTTGTCGAATTCTCTTTTGTTGTGGTAGATTCGTTCGGCGTGCTTGTCCACCATTGCTATCGTTTTTGCCTGGATCCCTTCCCGAACACAATACCTCAACCAGTCTTCGATCTTCCCCCCGTCCTTGCTCAGGCTCCACGCAAGCAAAGCCTTTGCAGAGGCGACGATTTTCTTTTGTGTCTCATCATTGTTCGGCTGACCCGCGAAATGCGAAAGGACATGTTTCAACAGGCATTCATAGAAAAGCCGGTTATAAACAAAGTAGAATAGTTCACCTAGCCGCCTTGCCGCCTCATTATCTTGCAAACACTGAATGACCTCATTCGTACCAGCGCTTGACTGGAATATTTCGAAAATGATAGCTTCTGGCCGATCGCTTACAGGGCCAAGGGTGAAATACAGCTCACTTCCCTTGCTGATTATTTTCTCCTCCAAAAGCTTCATTACAGACGAACCCATGCCATCGCCGAAAAGCGCAGACTCATCCCCAGCCATAAGCGGAAGGCTCCCCGATATCGCATCCGGGGGGGCAGGTATGGGCAAAAGCCACTCGGCAAACGTATCAACCATGATTGGGAATATGCTAGTTACGTTACCCTGTCTTCTTTCATCCATTAAAGCCTCCAGGTTATGTTTTAGAAAGCCTTCGCTCTATCGCCATCTTACAAGACAAAAAACGGGCGAGACAGATAGCGTCCGCGATATCGGTGTCCTTCTTGGGAACAGTTATCCCGTGTATCTCATCCACAAAACGACGAGCCGCCTTTTTCAATTCCTCCCGCTTCATCTTTACACCTGTGATGTGGAGGGTTGCTGTCTGCCATGATTGCGGCTGGACATAAGCAAGCAAAGGAATTCCCTTGGATTCGGCGACGCCTTGCCATAGGCCAGACGACCGGGCGATCTTTTTCAGGGTATTGACATTATCCCTCAAGAACTGATCTTCGATTACAGCGCCTATCCCTAATCCGTGGTCCTCAGCCACCTGGACGCATTTGTCCATGACCTGAGCAATTTCAAGACCGGAATAATTTGACAAAACCCCGGATAGCAAAACCTGCTCCTTTGGCCTTGTTACGTCCGGGTGAAGAAGGGCGTAACCACTTTTTGCTCCGGGATCAATTCCCAGGATCAGAACACCATTTTTTTTACTTCCCATCACTGGCCTTCCCTTCAGGCTCACCGCTATCAGCGGGCTTACCATCAGCAGGATCACCGCTGCCAGAGCTTGAATCGACAGGAGCAGAGGGTTTACCCTTCTTCCGCTTCCTTATCGGCGTAGCCTTCTTCTGTGCCGTTCCATCGTATTCAGGAGGACAGTTTTTCAGGATCCAATCCCGGATATCATCTTCACCGGGCAATATTCGGGTCATCATTCTGGAAAAAACGAAAAGAGCAAGGTTCCGTAAAGCCGGACCCTTCACCTTCAACAGGGTGTCCTTGGTGATAACGCTAATCGCAGGAAGGACAGACTTCGAATTTCCAGCGAGGTATTCAGCCGCCAAATACTCCAGGACAGTACCCTTCCAGAGCCGCCCGGTCGCGCCGATTGATTTCCGAACAGAATCCATGGCTTGGTTGAAAACTTCCCGCTGTCCAAGTGTCAGGCGAAATCCAAGCGTAACATACCCTGCTGAAGCGGTAGGCCTGTTCTTCGCAGCGTTCTTTCTTTGATCCTCTGTAGTCTTGTAATCGTCAGGAGGTTTCCTCGAAGCCTTCTCGATCATTGTCAAAACAGCGCTATCAACATCCATGGTTCCGATGGTCGCATTCCTCACGTCAATAGCGGACCCACAGTTATCGCATTGCAAGCTCGCCTTGTAACCGGCTTCCCACTTATTGAACGCAGCCGTCGCATGTCCGCAGGTAAGGCAAAATATCATGGTTGCCTTGGCCTGTCCTTGCACTTGAGTACTTACTTTAGGCATTATATTCCCTTTCTAATCATCCCACCATCGGGACCTGTCTTCTTCATCGCTTTTGGTTTCCCTTGTTAGAGGCAACTCCTTTTGCTTAGGAACCGGCTTTTTTTTCTTTGGGGTTGCGCCTTCAGGGTCCAGGGTGGCTCCCGTCAACGCCTTCTTGGCCTCCTTGCGCAACCGCTTATCCTCAATCGTATCGTCCTGGCTCCAAGCAGTATACTCCAGGGTGTCCGGGTCAAACTTATACGCCACGGACCCTTCCCTTGCTCGCTCATCACGAGCCTTCAGGAGTGTTATAACAGATTTGCAAAGCCCTACGGATGTCCTGTCTTGATCCCTTGGCCTATGAGCACGAAGGGCGTTCGATACGATTTTTTTGATTTCTGAAGATCCTTTCAAATCATTCAAATCTGGAGGTATATCCTCACCCTTCCTGTTCGTCCGGAGTTTTGCAGGGTGAACCACAAGCAAGATATGAATACCCAGCTTTTTGGCTGTTGCCAGTATTAGTTTCAAGGTTTCTTCAAGTAAAACCCGGTCATCAGCAAAGCCCTGAGCACTCTCAACAAAAAAGTGAAGGTGATCCAGGACCACAAACCAAAGTCCGAATTTTCGCACTCCATATTCAATCGCGTCAGCAAGCTCCGAAAAAGGAAGGGATCCATAATGGTCCAGCAAGTAGAGCGGGTGCCTGGACAGCTCATGGAACGCATCCTCTCGATCAGATTGCATCATATTTTGAACCAACACTCCGCCCTGCATAGACACGAATTTACGAACAGTCTCATCAGTTGTCATTTCGAACGAAGCGACAAGAGCCGTGATACCAGCAGACGCGACATTCAATGCAATCTTACTAGCAAGGGTAGTTTTCCCCGATCCGGTGTCTCCTGTAATAAGCGTAACATTACCATCCATCAACCCAACCACAAGCTGATCGAGTTCTGGCATACCGGTTGAAACGCCATCCATTTTTTTCTGTGAAAAGATCCTGCTCAAGGAAGATGAATATTCGCTTACGTGTTTCACGATTTGGCTGGCATAAGACTGAGCAGACTCAATGGCGAAACCGACATCCTCAGCCGGGATCCCGTCTTGCAAGCAAGCATTCGCGTCATGAAGTGGAAGCTCAACCCGGTAGCATCGGTAGTTGCCAAGCGCCTCCGCTATATCAGCGGACGAAGTCTCTCCAGGTTCGTCCATGTCCATGCATATATATATTTCCTCGAAGTCCACGAATAGGTCCCGGTATTTCTCTATCAGCTTTGCGGTAGACTGAGCGCCTGACGTACCGGCGACGACCGGGTTGAATCCATACTGCGACATGGCAATCGCGTCCATCTCTCCTTCGCAGATATAGCAGCATTTCCATTTTCCCGCCAAAGCGTCTCCGTTGAAAAGAGTCGTTTCGCAGCCTTTCACCCGTTCAAATTGCTTTTCCGCTGGAGGAATGGTTCGGAATTTTATATTTTCCGGAATCCCGTCCTTGTAGACAGGCATTGTGGCATATTCGGAAAAAAGCATCTCGGTGTCTTTTGCCAAGGTTCCAGCGCATCCCTCTTTCGAGCATTTATCGGGCATCCTTGGCGACGTCCCTCGCTCCGTCGTCATCTTTCCGCAAACCTTGCATTTCCAACCAATCCTTTTCGCATATCCCAACTTGAATTTTGTAATTGTCTCTTCAGTGAAAGCCCTTCCTAGAAGATACTTTTTTACATTGTCGCTCTTCTTGAGCGCTTCCACAGAAAGCGCTATCGCCTTTGCCAAGCGCCCTTCCTTTGATGTGGTATCCGCACCAGACGAAAGAGCGCCTTTCTTCCTCCGCTCCTTCGCTCGTTTCTTGAGCTTTTCAGCGATGCGCAAAGCCTTCAGTGTTTTGCCTGAATCCCGCTTCTGAGGAGCAGCACGGGTGAACACCTTGTCCAGATCGCCAAGCTCCCGCTTAAGCGTAAACAGGTTTCCCGATCTGTCGCAGCAATAGGTATTCCATTGCCCCGATACTATATTTATATAAAACCGCCTCTTTCCTTTCTTGGTTTCCTTCCCGCAAAGAGGACAGTGCGAAAGTATGGCCTGATCACCACCAGTCTCATGGACAGTCTTCAGTATTGTGAATCCCTTTGATGCGATATACCCCCGGACATCAACTTCCTCCATCGGTATCTCCTTTCGCTACTTTAACCGCCTGGGTAGATGCTACCCTTGTGAAAAGTGGGTCTCCAGGAGTCTCTTCAACTTCCTCTGGCTCGAAATCCTCGGAAGGTCCTGTTCCGTAATTCTCTTCACGCCTCGTCATAAAAGTTGTGAAATGCTGCTGAAACATATCCAAGTGTTCCACGTCCCTGCATATCAGAGAAAGATCATTATATTTTATTCCAGCATCGTTTTGACCCATGTGATGCTTGGAAACCCTGCAACCACGGACCGCCTCTATTAACTCCTTTAGAGAATACCCATCGCGCAGCCTCGCCCTTACAGTGCTTGCTCGTTTCGGCGACAATTTTGTGCTCGCTTGTTTTCCCATGACCCTGAGCCATTCCGCATAAACTTCTGCAACTTCCTCCTCAAATTGTTTCTTTTTGCCACTCGGCTTTTTTTTCTGTCCCGCCTTGTCTCCCGCAAGAATCTCCCTGTCCTGTTCGCCCGGTGCAAGGCCAGCAGGAACACGTTTTCCTATCCCTTTTCCGCCCTTCCAAGGATTGTCATCCATGAGCTCGTCAATCAAGCTTTGGGGCAAGTCCATCTCCTCCAGGATGGCCCTGGGGGGAGCGGGGAACCTGGAAGGCGAAGGGCTCTGTATGTACTGGTGGATAAGCAACCTCGGAAGGCATAAGTATTTTTCGCCCTTCGATTCGTACCGAACGACTCTCCCGATGCTTTCCAGCTCATCAAGCTGTCTGCCTACATTCGAAACGGTTATAGACTCGTCATAAAGGAAAGCCCAGGACTTCAACTTCGGTGGACTTCCAGAGCATCTAGCCTTGTCATCACAAAGGCACCAGAGAGATATGTAAAGGAGTCTCGTGTCAGGAGGAAGGCTACCGATCTTTTCATCGTCCCAAAATTGGGTACGGACGTACCGGTCCCTTGGCATAGATCCCTCCAAAAGTATTTTCTCGTTTTGCGCCATGTTCCCTTATTTATATAATCCGGCCCCAAGAGCATTTGACTGGCCTTGAGACCGGAATATTTTGGGCCGACCTAGAAAGGTATGTCGTCTTCGGGGTCGTCACTCATGGTTCCGTCACCACTTTGGGTATTGGTGTAGCCGCCTCCAGCAGCCGCCTCGTCAAGCGCCTCCTGGACTTGCTCATCCTCCTCCGCCGTCGTAGCCGTCATTTCCGTAATCTTCACGCGGACCTTTCCGTCTCGCTTCTCCTGGCTTACGCGGACCTTGATGACTTTCCCAACGAACAGGGATTCGAAGTCTTCATCCGACTGGTGGTTTTCGTCGTCAGCTCCATTGTGATCCTCGGGAAGGCCAGTGACGAACTCGACGTCTTCATACCCGACAGCATCGGCGAGCTGCCCGATTCGCCAGAACGCGGTTTCCTTCATGGACAAGATGTCCCAGATTTTTCTTCCTACATGGGCATGCAGCGCTACCGCATAAGTCAAGTTGAGGTAAGGCCATCCGCCTTTTTCGGGCTTGGAGAACTTGCGCTCAAACTTCTCCAGGCGGACGATGTATTCACCAGCATCCAAAGGATCGTATCCGTCGGAGTCCACAGTTTTCTGATTGAATTTAGGCATCACAGGTCCTTTTTTATATTCAAGTTTTTGATTCAAGCCAAGGAAACACTTGGCGCTACAGAGAATTCCTACTCAGTTTTCGCCTTCGCCTTCGCCTTCGGTTTCGGCTTGGCCTTGGGTTTGGGTTTGGGTTTGGCGTCGACCTGGGCGTCAGGCGTGCTCTCGGGATCGGCCAGAGGCTTGGGTTTGACCTGAGCCTCAGCCTTGGGTTCAGCCTGGGCAGCGGGATTGCCGTCAGGGACAACCTGGGCCTTGGCCTTGGCTTTGGCCTTTGCTTTGGGCTTGGGCTTGGGCTTGGCCGAAGCGCCATCACCACCTTCGCCTTCGGGATCCTCGGGCATCTCTGGAATGTCGCCGATTCCTCCATACTCCCTGGAAAATACATCCCGGGCGACCACCTCTTTCATGGTAGCCATCCACTCCGTTATCCGAGGAAGCGCTCGCTTTGGAAGATTCGCATGTCCCTTGACAAGGAAGTTCGACGGTCCACGAAGCATCACCCGGTATCCTTCACCTCCAGGCGTGCGGTAGCAGCAGCCACAAAGGTTTGCCATACCCGCTATCTTGTTCGGCAATTTCTTTCCGTACACCTGAGGGATATGCAATTGAGCCTTGTCATCGGAATCGTCCGAAGTCTCGACGATCACGTTGTCCTGTAAGCAGATCAGGATTTTGTCAACCCCGGGAAGCTTTCGGAATTCGCGGACGAGATTGATGGTTTTGTCGATGATCAAACCCCATTCGCCCTTATGCGGGGAATCCAGCTCTTTCCCGGTACTGGCGTCGATTTTCCCCGCCTTTCTCAAGACATCTTCGCGGAGGAAAAGCTGGGCGTCGGTAAGGCTGTCCAGGACAACCGTTTCCCATCGCTGAGGCCGACCCTCCTTTGTGGCTAAGGCTACGTCTTCGCGAACAAGGTTGAACGCATCCGCAATATCCTTGGTACTCTTAGCCCTGATGACGTCTGCGTCTGGATTTGCCGCAGCGATGGATTGCAAGCCGTTTTGCTCAGTTTGAATAATCAAGGGCTTGTTTGTCACGCTCGCAGCGGTCGTCTTTCCGGTTCCCGTGTCACCGAAAAGGAGAATGAGGATGCGATCATCCTTCGCAAGCTCCCTGGCGGTTTTGATTTCTATAGGCATATTCACTTTTCCTTTCATTTCAGATTAGACATGCCGTTTATGGTTTCCTTGGTTCAGGCGGGTCAGGCTTTCTTTATTTCGGAATCTGAGACCTCGGGCAAGTCTCCCTCGTAAGATCGGAACCGGGCGTACTCGGATTCGGCGACATCAGGATCGAGACAGATATGACGGTAAGGACAAGGGCTCCCCGCCATCGGGTAACAGTTGGAATAGTTCCGGGTGAAGTTCAGCGGTCCAGCCTTCGACCGTAGCGCCCTTATCTGTTTTGATACCTCGTACCGGTCCGATCGCCACTGCTCCACGTCTTCGTCAGGGACGTAAAGCTCAGCCCTCCAGTAGAAGTTATTGCCTCGCCCGTCTAATTTGTTAAGGATATCCTTGTACGCCTCTTCGTTTCCAGGATCGTGCTCATTGATAGCAGCACGGAAAATCTCAGGCAGCGTATCGACAGCCTGAATAGACAGCTTTCGCCCTTTCGTTTCTTTCTTTAGCACAGAAGGCACGGCAGGGATCTTTTTCCGTGCTACATCGTAAACCACTCCATGAACCTTAATACCGAGCGCCTGCTCGACGGCCCACTTGTATCCACGAGGTTGGCTTTTCAGCGGGAGTTCCACGTTGAACGCTTCCACGTTTCCAGAGGCCGAAGTCTTGTGATCGACTATATAAATCAGGCCAGTCATACGATCTTCCAAAAGAAGGTCCAGCTTAGCGACATAGGTAGTCGGGACAGGGTTGCCTTTGGGATTTTTGAACCGAACGGTAAGAGGAAGCTCGATGCCTCTAACGATCCATCGTTTCGCATCCTCCTCAAAGTACAGAGCCGTGTAACCCGCCATCATGTTCTTAGCAAGCTCAGCCATGGCCTCGATGGAGTTCTTGTCCTTGTCGTCGATGGATGCGGAAACAGCCGTTTCCAGGTCGCCGGTAGCATTCGCATAATTCGAAAACGCTATTCTGCGCTCTTGCTTCCAGTCTTCGATGGTATCTGCAAGGGCAAGCTGGACAGCCTCAACAGGCGGCAACTTGCCAGCAGAGCCACCGTCTCCGGCGTTTTTGATGATTCGCCAGTACTGTTCCTGGCACCTGTGATAAAGCGACCCAAACGTCAGCGGAGGCGCATCGTAGTGGGGCTTGAGTTTTTCGATATATGAAAATTCATACCTTTTCTGACAACTTCCGAACGCCGATGCGGCTGAGTCCGAAAGCATCAACGTGTTTCCTGGCTTCCTCCGCGAAAGACCGGGAGCAGGCTTTTTCACCTGTCCAGAAACGAGCGTTTTATCTTTTTTGAATTTGGGCACTGCTCGCCCTCCTTGTATTGTGATTCTGAAAACGTTATAACCGACTTCTTTGTTGCCACAAAAAGCCGGAGCCTTTACTATTATTCCGTTTCCTATCTATGCCTCCTCCACCTCCTCTCCCTCGATCGGGCGAAGCAGCAGTGCTGAAGTCGTCTTAGACATCTCCGCCAGGATTTCAAGGGATTTAAGTGTTATGTTACTCGAATGAAGAACACTTGAAAGCCAAGCCTTTTCTATCCCGTGTTTTTTTGCGACCTGGGCTTTCGTTTCTCCAAGAATAATCATGCGAAGCTCGAAGTTCTTGCGAACGCCCAAAACGGTAGTTTTGAGCGTAGCCTCAGCCTTCGCATACAGCGCATCCTTTTTCTTCAAGTCGCCTTTTTTGTCTTTTTCCATGTAGAGTCTCTCCTTGTACTCCCTTGAGCCAACCAGAAAAGCGGAAGGTAGCACACAGGCTCGTTTCTGTAAAGCCAAAGCTTTACAAAAAACTAGGTTGTCATAATTTTAACAGGGTAATCCTGAAATCATCCACCTCCTCACAAGCCCTGCCGGCTTTTTTTTATACCTCCGCAAGTCGTCTTCTCTGAAACATATTCCGTGGCATATCCCTCTCCTTTCGAGATTACGCACCGATCATCATCCGCACAAAACAGGTTCCCTTCCACGTCACAGGCGACGACTCGCCCTGATGGATGCGCCACGTAGACAACCTTCATCTCGGCAATATGCACCACTGCAAAAACAAGGAGCGCCAGGGTGAAGGCCAGAGAAACCAAAGTCACGATCCACTTGGAAAGATCCTTGGAATAGAGTAGTTTTGCGCTATTCATATTCAAATGGTGCCCTATCCCTTTCGGTCTGTTCTCTTTCGAATTTAGTAGCTCCCAACCGAGTGGGCATGACAACTTCAAACCCTGTCCCATCCAGCGACTCAATCGTTAAAGGAGCAACCTCTGATTGACCGAAACGGAAAACGAATCCCCCAGCGCCAAGTATGTTTACAGCGTTTGAAAGATACCGGGTATTGACGCCAACAGGCCTCATCGCCGAAACCGCGTCTTTCCAAAAACGCCCGATCGCGGTCGCCCCGGAACAAGTAGAAACTTTCCCACCATTGGGGAGCTGTCCGGGTCGGGGCCTGTCCAAAACTATAAGCATGCACTCCTTGGCGGCATCCAGGGAGGCATCCAGGGAGGCATAAGGAATACACCGGAGAACACTATCAAAGCCGGACTGGCTCCTTGCTCGCGAAACAGAATGATACTCAGCCAGGACGCTCCCAAAACGTTTTCCTTCCTTGCTGTCAAAAGCAATCCCGACAGCAGCATCCGTATCATCTAGGATAATTTCCGTA